AGCGGTTTTTGGCCGGCGGTCGCAAGAAGGGCGGCTTCTTCATGCTGGGGCGACCATCTGGCGTGATCTATGTGGCCGAAGGCTATTCGACCGCAGCGTCTGTCCATGAGGCGACGGGTGCGTGTGCAGTGTGCGCGTTCGACGCGGGAAATTTGGCGCCGGTCGTGGAAGGACTGCGGGCCGCGTGGCCGCGCGCTGAGATCGTTGTCGCGGCTGACAATGACGCCAGCGGTGCTGGCATGGACGGTGCCAGGAGGGCGAAGCCCGACTACATCGTGATGCCGGACGAGGTTGGTACTGATTGGAATGATTTATGGGTTTCTGAGGGCCGTCAGGCGGTCTTGGAGGGGGTCCAGACTCGTATCGTGCGCGTTATGGCGTCAGGCTTCACCGCTGCCGACATGCGCGGCGTTGAGCCGCGCAGGTGGCTGTATGGCAAGCATCTGATCCGTGGATATGTCAGCGCAACCGTGTCACCGGGCGGCGTGGGCAAGACCACACTGGAGCTGACTGAGGCGATTGCGCTGGCAACTGGCCGCGACCTGTTAGGCGTACCCGTGCGGGAGCGGGTGAAGGTCTGGCATTACAACCTTGAAGATCCGCGCGATGAGCTGTTGCGGCGGGCGTGGGCGATATGCGAGCAGTTTGATATCCCGCCTGTGGAGCTGGAGGGTTGGCTGTATTTAGACAGCGGGCGCGACTGCAAGATGATCGTCGCCGAGCCAGTGGACGGCATCGTGACGCCGACAGTGGCGGCGGAGCAGGTTATCGAGCAAATGCAGCGGCTGGACATTGGGCTGCTTCAGGTCGATCCGTTGGTCAAAGCACATTACGCAGAAGAGAATGATAACAAGCAGATAGACGCCGTTCTTGATGTATTTGCTGATGTGTCAAAGCGGTGCGATGCGGCCATCGATCTTGTCCATCACACACGTAAGCCGCCATCAGGGTTTGTCGCCGTGGCAGGCGACATCAACACCGCGCGAGGCGCCGGCGCTTTGGCCGGTGCCGTGCGGTCAGCCCGGACCATCACACCGATGTCGGACAAGGAGTGCGAACGGTTCGACATCGATCCCCAGCGTAAGGCTTGGTATGTCCGAGTTGACGATGCCAAAGGCAATATGTCGGCGCCCGCTGCGGACGCCGTATGGTTTGAGCGGCAGTCTGTTGAGCTTGTCCAAGGCGATTATGTGGGCGTTCTCGCACCGTGGTCGCCACCAGACCCGTTTGAGGGGCTAGGCGTCGATGGTGCGCGGCGTGCGCTGATGTCCATCGAGGCGGGCCTTGAAGACGGTCAGCGATACACCGCAACCGCACGAGCCGGAACCAACCGATGGGCTGGCTGCGTCCTGCTCGACATGGGGCTGGGTGAGGGCAGCGCAAAGTCGGTTTTGCGGACGTGGATGTCCAACAATGTGCTGGTCGTGGCCGACTATCACAACCCAGTCCGGCGGCGTTCAGACAAGGGATTGTTCGTCAATTATGACAAGCTGCCGGGTGAGAACGATGAGTGAACATTTGGGTGCTGTGATTTGGTCTGATAGCGCGCGCTTTGCGCGCAGTTTGTGCGCAAAATCGGGTGCGCACAAAGAAAACCGTACTAGTATTGTGCGCACGCGCACGCAAAGCGCTTTTGTGCGCGCTTTGCGCGCAGTTTGTGCGCACAAGACGGTACTAGTACGGTTGCGGAAAGTGCGCCATGCGGGGTGATTTTGAAGCCTTGCGGCAGCACGTTGGCGACGTCGATGGGCTGGCTGGATTGTTTTTCGAAGCGGCTGAGACGGAGCGGAAGATGCCGGGTGTGATGCAGAAGCGGTATCGGGTGGCGTGGCCGGAGTATGTGCCTGATCCGGGTCTGGCTTATGGGTACAATGATGTGGACGTGCGGCCGGGGCCGGCGGATGCGGGTGAGGTTGATCGCTGGGATATGGCGTTGAGGCTGACGCAGTTGCTGGATGCGGATGATGCGCGGTTGGTGTGGGCTGTTGCGCATTCGGCCGTCAGGCGGCAGCGTGGGCCTGCCTGGCGGCGTGTGGCGAGGCTGGTTGGGTGTCACCCGGCGACTGCCAAGCGGCGGTTTGAACGTGCTATTTTGGAGCTGTGGTACAAGATGTAGTATTTGGTGTTGACGATGCACACCAAATGTTGGTAGTTTTTGATAAAGTGGCGAGGTATCGCCAATCTGGACCTGCGGATCGCCGCGGGTTTTTTTTATGGGTGCGAGATGGGCAAGCGGGTTCGGTTTACAGAGGCGAAGATGCGGGCCGTTTGCGACGAGCTTGCGAAGGGTAAAAGCCTGCGCAGCGTGTGCGATGGTGATGAGAACCTTCCGCACTGGGTGACGGTGCTGCAGCAAGTGCAGCGTGACGAGAGCCTGTTCGAGATGTACGCCAGGGCGAGAGCGATTGGGGCCGAGGTGCTGGCCGACGAGATGCATGACCTTGCGCGTCAGCCTCTGCCAGCGGATCTGGATAACAAGGTGGCGAACGCCGAAGTGCAGCGTCGTCGGTTGGAAGTGGACACGTTGAAGTGGACGTTCGCCCGGATGCAGCCGCGTGGTGTGCGACACAAGAAAGAGGATGTCGAGCAACAGTCTGGGCCGGTGACGCTGGTGTGGGGTGGCGTGCCTGACGAGCAGGATCAGGGCAAGACCGAGTCCGCGGAGATCGTGAGGCTGGTGCCGGATGACGGTGATACCACGGGTTAAAAGCACAGCCAGCCCTCATAGCATTTCGCGCGCGACCCCCAAGCCTTTTGGTTTTTTTTGAGGTTTACGGATTTAGAATCCGCAGGTCAAACCAATGATATCAATGGGTTACGGCCCGCCAGTGCCGGATTGCTGCCAATGTTGGGGGTCGATTTCCTGCACGACACCCCCCCACCCCCCGCCAGAAAGCGGCGCGGGTTGTTAGGCGATAATACGTCCACAACTGAGGCTCACACACTCTGAGCCTGATCGAGGCTCGATATGAGTACACCCGCATGGCAACGCAAAGCCGGCAAGAACCCGAAGGGCGGCTTGAACGAAGCAGGGCGCCGCTCCGCAAAGCGCGAGGGCATGAACCTCAAGCGCCCGGTGAAAAAAGGCGACAATCCCCGCCGCGCCAGCTTCCTCGCCCGCATGGGCAATATGAGAGGCCCGGAACGCGACGCGAAGGGACGCCCCACGCGCCTCCTACTCTCTCTCCGCGCGTGGGGCGCATCAAGCAAGGCTGACGCCAAAAGCAAGGCGGCAGCAATCAGCAAACGAAACAAGGCGAAAGGATAAACTGATGCCTGGCAAAAAAATGTCTCCGAAGCAGAAGCAGATGGCTGCTGCTGCCAGCCCGAAAAACAAGATCACGGGCGCCGACTTCAAGGCCATGAAAAAGAATAAAAACAAAAAGTCCATGATGTCGAAATATGGCTAAAAAGAAGTCGCGCGTTAACGAAGCCGGCAACTACGACAAGCCGGGTATGCGCAAGCGCCTGTACAAGTCCATCCTAGGCCGCGCAACGCATGGTACGGCCGCTGGCAAGTGGTCCGCACGCAAGGCGCAGCTCTTGGCGAAGACGTACAAAGAGCGCGGCGGCGGATACACAAGCTGATGAGGGCGCCGCAAAGCAGTCTGAAGCGTTGGGGCGAACAGAAGTGGCGCACCAAATCAGGCAAGAAATCCAGCGAAACAGGCGAGCGTTACCTGCCCGAAGCCGCCATCAAGTCACTGTCGCCAGCCGAGTACGCGGCAACCACTGCCGCGAAGCGCCGCGACAAGAAGCGCGGCAAGCAGTTCAGTAAGCAACCCAAGTCTATCATGCGCAAGACCCGGCGGTTCAGATGACCTACAGCGCCTACTGCATGCCCCACAAAGACGGCAAGTTCGGTCTGTGCATCATGCTGGAGGGGTTTGATACGCCCGAAGCCGCCGAGTGGTTCCTGCAGCAGGTCATGGGTCCGTTTGAGGATTACGAGGACGCGACAAGCGAAACGGTGCATTGATGAAACAGACATACGGGAAAGCAGTCGGCCAAGCCCAGAAGATGGGCGTCATCGAGCCGATGAGCATGATGAAGCGTTATGCGGAGCGGAAGCGCCGCAGCGTCACGCCACGGCGCGCAAAGCACACGCGGGGCCGCAAGCCTATCGAAGAATGAAGACAATCCAGATCGACTACACGCCGCGGCCGCTCCAGGTCGAGCTGCACAAGATGCTGGATCAGAACCGCTTCAACGTGCTGGTCATGCACCGCCGCTTCGGCAAGACGGTCTGCGCCATCAATCATTTGCTGAAACGCGCAATCGAGGAGCAGAAGCCCAACCCGCGACTGGCGTACATCGCGCCGACGTACAGACAGGCGAAGAACGTCGCTTGGGACTACCTCAAGCAGTTTAGTTCAAAGATCCCCGGCACGAAGTACCACGAGACAGAACTGCGGTGCGATCTGCCCAACGGCGCCAGGATAAGCCTGCTGGGATCAGAAAACCCGTCCAGCCTGCGAGGCATCTACCTTGACTTCGCTGTCATGGACGAGGTCGCGGATATGCCGGAAAGCATCTTTCCCGAGGTCATCCGGCCCGCACTGTCGGACAGAAAAGGCGGCTGCACGTTTATCGGCACGCCGCAAGGCCACAACTACTTCCACGATCTGTGGGAAGCCGCCGCCGGCACAGAAGGCTGGGCGCGCAAGATGTACAAGGCATCCGAAACCAACCTGCTGGATGCCGAAGAACTGGAAGCCGCCAAGGCGACCATGACCGACGACCAGTACAATCAGGAGTTTGAGTGCAGTTGGGTCGCCAACGTACCGGGCAGCGTTTACGGCAAGGAGTTGCAGGAAGCTGACGACGCGGGGCGCATCACCAACGTGCCGCTGTTAAGCGACTACAAGGTCGATACCCATTGGGATATCGGAATGCACGATTATACGGCGATCTGGATGACCCAGTCGCTGCCGGGCGGTCGCGTAAACGTGATCGATTTCTATCAAAACCAAGGCGAAGGATTGCCGCACTATGTTCGGACGCTGCATGAAAAAGGCTATGTCTATGGCACGCACAACGGCCCTCACGATCTGGAAGTGCGTGAAATGGGTACCGGCAAAAGCCGCCGCGAAGCTGCGTACAATCTTGGCCTCAATTTCCGCGTGGTGCCGCGCCTGCCTGTCGAAGATGGCATCCATGCTGCGCGGCTCCTGATACCGCGCTGCTACTTCGACCGCGACAACTGCCGCGATGGTTTGGAAGCCCTGCGGCACTATCATCGATCATACAACGAACGGACCCGACAGTTCCGTGACCAGCCTGTGCATGACTGGTCGAGCCACGCCGCCGATGCGTTCCGCACCGGGGCAATCGGATTGGAAACGCAAAGACTATCCAACGGCAAGCCACCGCAGCGTGACGCGGTGATGAATTACAACCCGTATCAATATGAAGGACATGCCTGATGGGATTTCTCGCCCCTGAGCCACCAAAACCGCCGCCCCCGCCACCCGTTCCGCCGGTGCCGCCCGATCCGCCGATCAAGCCGAAAGAGGCCAAGGAATCGAAGCGCGTTGAACGTCAGGCACGCCGCAAGCGTGGTCTGCGCCAAGCAAACGTCACCGGCGGCATGGGTCTGACGACCGAAGCGCCAACGACGAAGAAGACACTGCTGGGGCAGTAATATGGATGATCCGCGCGCGTCAGCGTTAATGAAGCGATACCAGACGCTGCAAACAAACCGCAGCCACTGGGAATCGCACTGGCAGGAGCTGGGTGACTACGTTTGCCCACGCAAGGCCGACATCACGAAGAAGAGAACCGGCGGCGATAAACGCACCGAGTTAATCTTTGACGGCACCGCTATCCATGCGGCCGAGCTGATGTCTGCCAGCCTGCACGGTATGCTGACGAACGCGGCGACTCCGTGGTTCGACCTGCGCTACGAGAACGACGAGCTGAACGGTGACGACGAGGCCAAGGAATGGCTGGAGGGCGCCACCGACGTCATGTACCAGCACCTGGCGCGGTCGAACTTCCAGGAGCAGATTCACGAGCTGTACTCTGACCTGGTGACGTTCGGCACCGGCGTCATCTTCATTGAGAACGACGAGAACGATGGTTTCCGTTTCAGCACCCGGCACATAGCCGAGTGCTACGTTTCGGAGAACGAACAGGGGCGCGTCGATACGGTCTTCCGCAAGTACAAGACCACGGCGCGCGCCGCTGTGCGGCAGTTCGGCGAGCAAGAGGTCACACAACGCATTGCGAAGTTAAACTCTGACGACCCCTATGCCGAAATCGAACTGCTGCACATCGTCATGCCGCGCGAGGATCGCAACCGGCGCAAGAAGAACGCGGTCAACAAGCCGTTTGCATCGATCTATCTGGACCCGGCTGAGAAGATGATCATCGGCGAAAGCGGGTACGACGAGTTCCCGTACTGTGTGCCGCGGTTCCTGAAGGCCAGCTTCGAGATTGGTTATGGTCGCTCCCCGGCGATGACGGCGCTGCCCGACACCAAGATGGTCAACAAGATGTCCGAGGTGGTCATCCGGGCAAGCCAGTTACAGATTCATCCGCCGCTGATGGTGCCGGATGACGGGTTCATGCTGCCGGTCAGGACGACACCGGGCGGTCTGAACTTCTACCGGTCAGGCACCAGAGACAGGATCGAGCCGCTCAACATCGGCGCCAACAATCCGCTGGGTGAGATGCAGCTCGAACAGCGCCGCCAGGCAATCCGCGCGGCGTTCTACGTTGATCAGCTTATCCTTGGCACCGGGCCGCAAATGACCGCGACCGAGGTTGTCCAGCGCACCGAAGAGAAGATGCGCCTGCTTGGGCCTGTTTTGGGACGCTTGCAGGCCGAACTGCTGCAGCCGCTGATCGGTCGCTGCTTTGCCATCCTCTCGCGTCAGAAGGCATTCGCTGCCGCACCGCCGATGCTGCGTGAAGGCAACATCGACATTGAATACGTCTCGCCGCTGGCGAAGGCGCAGCGCACTGGCGACATTCAAGGCATCCTGCAGATGATCGAGTTCCTGATGCCGCTCATGCAGCTTGACCAAGGCGTGGCCGATTACCTCGATATGGACGGCCTCGCCAAGCACATCATCAAGGTCACCGGCACACCGGCGGCTGTGGTGCGTGGTGAAGGCGAGGTTGCTGGTATCCGCGAGAACCGTGCCGCTGCCATGCAGCAGGAGCAGGAGTTGATGGCCGCGCAGCAGGTGGCAAGCGCGGCAGGTGATGCCGCACCGGCGTTGCGTGCTGTTGATGAGACAGAGATCGGTCAGGAACTGATTGAAGGCGCCGCATGACGCCCAAAGAGCTGAGACAGACCTATCGCACGGTGCTGATGAGCGAGGACGGCGAGAAGGTGCTGGAAGATCTCGGCGTCCGCTTTGGACTCTGGAAATCGAGCTTCACGCCAAACTCAGACGAGACGGCGTTTAGAGAGGGGCAGCGCGATGTCGTGCTGTTCCTGCACAACATGATCAAGGATCAACAACCGAAGGAGTAAACACATATGTCTGACGAACAGGTAGCGGAAGCTCCGGCAGAGGCCGGGGAGGCACCGTCTGGGAGTGACGACTGGCTGGCATCACTGCCCCCGGAACTGGCAACCGACCCGTCGCTGCAACATATCGGCAGCGTCGAGGGCATGGCGAAGTCTTACATCAACGCACAGAAGATGGTCGGAGCTGAGAAGCTCGCGATCCCTGGCAACTGGGCGACGGAAGAAGACTGGGATCTGGTTTACAACAAACTGGGCCGACCGGCAGAGGCTGGCGATTACGACTTGGGTGAGATGGAAGGCGACATGGCGGACTGGTTCCGCGAAGCCGCCCATCAATCAGGACTGTCTGATCGGCAGGCCGCGAAGCTCGCAGAAGCCTATGGCGAGTTCGCAGGCCAAGCGACGGTGATGTCCGAAGAGGCGATGGAGACGCACCGCGCCGACGTCGAAACCGAATTGCGGCAGGAATATGGCGGCGACTTTGACGACAAGATGGCACGCGCCAACGAGTTGCTGCGTGAGTTTGAGGCGCCGGACCTGACAGAGATACAGCTCGCAGACGGCAGTCTGTTGGGTGACAACCCCGAGCTAGTGCGGCTCATGGTCAACATCAGCGACTATGTTGCGGAGCAGATCAGCGAGGATGGGCTGGCAGGCAGAGACAGCCGGCCGGGTCTGACCGACGAGGATTTGCAGTCTCGTATGTCAGAGATGACGGCGAAGAACTCGCCGTATTGGGAAAAGCATCACCCCGACCACGACCGCGTGGTCAACGAGGTGCTGCGACTGAGAGAGCAGATGCATGGATGATCAAGAAATGCGTCTTGAATGCCTGCGCTTGGCTGTTGAGTTTGGCAGCGCGCGCAGTGTGAATGACCCGGTGGAACTTGCAGAAAAGTATGTCGGGTTCATCAAATCCGCGGACAAGCGTAAAGCCCCGCGGCGCAAGCCTGTGAGCAAGGCGGATCAGTCGGCCTAACCGACAGTGAGCCGGTCAATAGACCGATAACCCACGCAAACATTCCAACCACAACTGTAGGAGCATGAGTTATGTCAACTCAGGTCACTACGGCGTTTGTGAACCAGTTTAGTTCCAACGTCGCAATGCTCTCGCAGCAGATGGGAAGTCTGTTGCGAGGTGCCGTGGACACCGAAAGTGTCACCGGCGAAAAAGCTTTTGGATAAAGAGCCACCGCCCAGTAATAGGCGCGTGCAAACTAGGTGAATTGCTGGGAACCCTAAGTCCGCAAGGATATGGCAATCAGCAGGGAAGCCGCGCAAGCGGAACCTTCAACGACTATCCCTTCGGGGAGTAGGGCCAAGTGGTCCGAAGCGCCTAGCCCCTAGTTTCTAGGGTGATGATATAGTCTCGTCCCTGTCCGAAAGGCAGGGGAGCTGCTTCGTGCAGCCGGTCTAGTTTAACGAACTAGATTGAAGAAATCGTTTTCGATCAAATCGGAGAAGCAGCCGCGGTTGCGCGCACGTCAAGGCACGGGGATACACCCCTCGTCGAGACACCGCACAGCCGCAGAATGGTAAGCCTCACTTCGTATGAGTGGGCCGACCTTATCGACGATGCTGATAAAGTCCGCATGTTGATCGACCCGACGTCTTCGTATGCCCGTGCGGCAGCGGCGGCGATTGGTCGGGCAATGGACGATGCCATCATCGACGCCCTTGGCGGCACTGCGAAAACTGGCAAAGAAGGCACGACCTCCACGTCGTTCCCGGCTGGTCAGAAGATCGCACATGCCTCTGGCGGCTTGACGATTGCGAAGCTGGTATCGGCGAAGAAGCTGCTCGATGCCCAGTCGGTTGATCCGTCAATCAAGCGATACATCGTTGTATCGCCTGAGCAGATTGAAGACCTGCTCAACAACACGACCGTCACTTCAGCGGATTTCAACACCGTCAAGGCGTTGGTCCAGGGTGACATAAATACGTTTGTTGGTTTCGAGTTTATCGTCTCGAACCGCCTCAAGGATGATGGCACGTCACGCCTTTGCTACGCATGGGCGCAGGACGGCTGCAAACTTGCGGTTGGTAAGGACGTGATGGCGCGGATCGATGAGCGCAGCGACAAGTCCTATTCCACGCAGGTTTACTACTGCGCGACCTTCGGGGCGACCCGGATGGAAGAAGACAAAGTCGTTGAAATCGCGTGCAACGAGTAAGGGGAGGAGTGAATTATGGCTAACGTAAATCAGACCCTCGCCAGCAACTTCGTTGCTGACCCACCCGTCCACAGCCCAGTCCATCAGCTCCACGGCTCGATGCGTGTCGCTTGCGGCACAATCGCGCTTGCGGCTGGTGATCTTTCGGCTGGTGACACGGTAATGCTTGCCCCCATCCCGACTAATGCGGCGGTGGTGAGCATCGTGCTTTATAACGATGACCTCGACAGCGGTACGACCAACACATGCGACGTTGGTTTGTACACGTCTGACGGCGACGTCACTGCCAAGGACGACGATTGCTACGCGAGTGCAATCACCGACCTTCGTGCAGCCGTTGGCGGCGCAGGCACCGAGGTTGCGTTTGAAGCACGCAACATCAACCTGATGGGTCAAAAGGTATTCGAGGACGCTGGCGACAGCTCAGATCCGAATACCCATTACTTTGTGGGCCTCAAGTTCGACGCCGCCGGCGACACCGCTGGCGATCTGTCGTTCAAGATCACCTACATCGTTGACTGATTGAGAGGGGGGCTTCGGCCCCCCTTTCTTTTCAAAGGATTCAAGATGGCATCGAACGTAGACATCTGTAACTCGGCCTTAAACATGATAGGCGCGAGCAACATCATCTCGCTGACAGAAGACAGCCGCGCTGCGCGCGTGTGCAATCAGCGGTTTGAGTTTGTCCGCGATGCCGTCATGCGCGCGCATCCGTGGAACTGCCTGATCGTGCGCACCAGTCTGGCGGCAGATAGCGACACCCCGGCGTTTGAGTTCGACCATCAGCACACGCTCCCCACCGATCCGTATTGTCTGCGCGTCCTACGGCCGCAAGATCCCGACACGGTCTTCCGCGTGGAAGGGCGCAAAATCATCAGCAGCACGACACCGTTCAAGATGATCTATGTCGCGCGAATTACGGACCCCAACGAGTACGACCAGCTTTTGATTGAGTCCATCGCGTCACGGCTTGCCGCCGACATATCGTATGCCTTGGTCAACAGCGCCAGCCTGTCGCAGATGCTGATGGCGACATACGAGAGCAAACTATCAGAGGCGCGCTTCGTGGACGCGACCGAAGGTACGCCGGCAAACACGGTCAACATCGACCGCGCGAGCTACACCGAAAGCGACGTCTTCATCTCTTCGAGGTTCTAGGTGCCAAAAGTCAGCACAGCCTTCGCCAACTTCACGGCCGGCGAGATCACGCCCAAGCTCTTTGGGCGCACCGACATCTCGAAGTACGACAACGGCGCCGAGACAGTTGAGAACTTTCTGGTGCAGCCGCATGGCGGGCTTATGCGTCGCCCTGGCACGCGCTTTGTGTCCGAGGTCAAAAACAGCTCAAACGCTGTCCGGCTGATCCCCTTCGAGTTCAACGTCGAGCAGGCGTATGTGCTGGAGTTCGGGCCGACGTACTTCCGCATCTATCGTGACGGCGGCGCGGTGACATCAAGCGGGTCGCCCGTCGAGGTGACGACGGTCTACACCGCGTCAGATCTTGACGGCCTCAAGTTCGCCCAGGCGGCAGATGTCATGTACGTCGTCAGCCCAAATCATCCTATCTACAAGATCACGCGCACCAGCCACACGGCGTGGACCTTTACCGAGGTGACGACAGCCCGCGGCCCGTTTCTCGATCAGAACACGACAACCACCACACTGACGCCTGACAGCCGTGACGGCACGATCCGGCTGACCGCCAGCGCCAGCTTGTTCACGAGCGACGACGTTGGTCGGTTGGTCAAGATTGAGGACGGCTTCGTCAAGATCACGTCGTTTACGTCGGCGACGGTGGTGGACGGCACAGCGCAGGAGTTGGAGGACGGCCGCGCAGAAATCCTGCCCAGTTACACGGCCGCTACGATCTCGTTCCACGAAGGCGACCCTGACGCGACCGGGCTGGAGCATAACGACCGCATCGAGGACACAGCCGCTGCGTTTATTGATCAGGGCTTCAAGATCGGCCAGACAATCGTCATCAGCGGCTCGACGTCAAACAATACGACCGACGGCCATCTGGTCGTGGACGTAACCGACAGCGTCATCACGCTGGCGCCAGGTGCGGATCTGGCAACAGAAGCAGCCGACAGCGGCCACACGTTGCAGGGCAAGCTGGTTGCGACCGACGAATGGTCGCTGGGTGCTTTCAGTAAGACGACCGGCTACCCGCGCGCGGTGGCGTTCTACGAGCAGCGCCTTGTGTTTGCCGGCACGTCTGAGCAGCCGCAGACGCTCTTTTTTAGCCAAGGCGGAGACTTCGAAAACTTTGAGAGCGGGACCGCCGCAGACGACGGCATGGTGTATACGATTGGTTCTAACACCGTGAACGTCATTCGGTTCTTGGCATCAACCCGAAACCTGATCGTCGGGACATCGGGCGGCGAGTTCGTGGTCCGCGCGTCGGGCGCTGACGAGGCGATTACCCCGACCAACATACAGATTAAACAGCAAACCAGTCATGGTGCCGCGGACATCGCGCCGATGCAGGCAGGCAACGCGGTGCTATTCGTGCAGCGTGCCAAGCGTAAAGTGCTGGAGCTGCAATTCAACTTCGACGTCGATGGCTACATCGCACCGGACGTGGCGTTGATCTCTGAGCATATCACCGAGAACGGGCTGGACGAGCTGGCATATCAGCAAGAACCCGACAGCATTCTCTGGGGCCGTCGTGGCGATGGGCAACTTGCCTGCATGACGTACAAGCGCGAGGAGCAAGTTATCGGCTGGTCGCGTCAGATTATTGGCGGCGCGTTCGGTACGGGTGACGCGGTCGTGGAAAGCATTGCCACAATCCCCGGCGATCTTGACGAGGATCAGGTCTGGGTTGTCGTAAAGCGGACAGTGAACGGCGCGACCAAACGCTATGTCGAGTTCATCCGGGACTTTGACTTCGGTACCGACGTCAACAACGCCATCTTCGTGGACAGCTCGCTGACCTTTACAGGCGTGACCAGCACGCTGGCTGGCGACGAAGCCGCAGACCAGACGACGATCACGCTGGCAGACGCCTCTTCGTTCCCCAGTTCGGGCGCCATAAAGATCGGCACCGAGGTCATCACATACAGCGGCAAAAGCACGAACGACCTGACTGGCTGCGTGCGTGGCGTGGTCGGTCCCGCCGCAGCGCATAGTTCTGGCGCCACGGTGACGCAGGCAACGTTGTCGCTGTCGGGGCTTAGTCATCTTGAAGGCCAGACTGTCAGCATTCTGGGCGATGGTTCGGTCCACCCGGACAAGACGGTATCGAGCGGCGCAGTCACGTTGGAGCGGTACGTCACGAAGGCGCACGCCGGGCTGTCTTACAACTCGACACTGCGGACGCTGCGCGTAGATGCCGGCAGCGCGATGGGGACCAGCCAGGGCAAGATCAAACGCATCAACGAACTGACCGTGCGGTTGTATCGATCAGTGGGCCTCAAGGTTGGCCGCGATGCCAGCAACCTGGACATCGTGCCGTTTCGTTCGTCTGCGACGTCTATGGACGCGCCGATTGCGCTGTTTACCGGCGACAAGGAGATTGAACTCAACGGCAACTATGACACCGATGGGCAGCTTACGATCCGACAGGACCAGCCGCTGCCGATGAACATCCTCGCCGTTTACGCAACGCTGAGTACTTTTGATCAGTGAGGATTGTGCCGTTTGAGATAGCGCACGGCGAGGCGCTGCTTGAGGCTGACCTAAACGACGACCGCAACCGCCCGGCCCCGGAGTTCGGCAACTTCATGCCGACGCTGGTGCATGAGGACATGGCGTTCACAGGCATCAACAACGGCTACTTGGTAGCAGCCGCTGGCATCTTCCCGCTGTGGGAGGGCGTCGGCGAGGCGTGGTTTCTGGGTGCTAGCCGGGTTGGCAAGCATCAGCTCCGCGTGGCGAAGCTCGTCCGTGAGGGGCTGCTGCGTATTGCCGAGGAGCAGGGGTTGTGGCGCGTGCAGGCGGCGATGCGTAGCGACTGGCCGGAACTGGCGCGCTGGGCAAAGTTTCTCGGCATGGAACACGAAGGCCACATGCCGATGTACGGCGCAAACAAACTTGACTACGAAAGGTATGCACGGGTATGGCACTAGGAACGGTAGCAACAATCGCCGGCACAGCCTTCTCGGCTTACGGCCAGATGCAGACAGCGCGAGGCATGAAGGCGGCAGGCAGAGCCGCCATGCAGACTGCCGAATATAATAAAAAAATCCGCGACCGAAACGCGCGTGTCGCCGAGCAAGAAGCTGACTTGCGTGAGCGCGTCGGCGGCCGTGAAGTTGTTCGGTTTCGCAAGCAGTTTGACAAGCTCCAGGCGCGCGCTGGTACGGCGTATCGCAAGTCGGGTGTGCTTGCCACCACCGGCACGCCGCTGGACGTCTTGAGAGAAAGCGCCGACGAGGCCGAAGAGGATATCCAAACCATCCGCCTGACAGCCGCGACAGACGCGGGCCGGATGCGCCAGCAGGGCGTAAATCAGCGTCTGGCTGGTCAGTTGACGCTGCTCGAAGGACGCCAGCAACAACTGGCCTACAATATCAAAGCGCGTGATGCGCGCATAAGCGCGCTGACTACGCTCGGACGCGGCGCTTATCAGGTAAGTCAAATCGTATGAAGGTGCCTACCTACGAAGCACAGCTACGGCGCCCACGCCAGGGGCAGGGGCAGTTTTTGACCGCCCAGCTCAGTGCGTCGGCAATGGCCGCACCCGCACGCGCGTTTGCACAATCCGGTCAGCAGCTTGCGCAGGCCGGATCTGATCTTGCCGCGTTTGGAATAAAGAAGGCGCAAATTGGAGCGGAGAGCGAGGCATCCGCTGCGGCAAGCAAGATGCAGCTTGAGCTTGCCGACTTGGAAAACAACGCGCTGCAAAACACCAACATGTCGCAGGCAGAAGAGCAGTACCGCCGGCAAAGCCAGATTATTGTCGAGAAGTACAAGACGTCGATGTCTAACACTTTGGCGCGGCGTGCGTTTGGTTCCGCCGCAGTGAAAGCCCAAACGCGCGGCCTGCTGTCGTTCATCAAGCAGAACAATGCGCGCGTAGTCGAAGCAGCCAAAGCGAACCTTGAGACAACTATTCAACAGGAGATGAAACTTTCATCGGACCCCTCACAATCCTCAACAAGCAGACGCGAAAGTTTTTTGCGTGCATTGATGGAGATTCGAGACAATGAACAAGACATCGGCCCAGATGAGGTGCGGATACAGACACAAAAGCTGTATTCCGAAACTACACAAAATACGCTGTTGAATTTAGCCAATCGTCAAGGTGCCGATGCTGCGGCGATTGCTACAGCGTTTCGCAACGGCAACAGCGCAGATCCTATGGTGCAAGCATTGCGCGAAAATTTGAGCGCCATAGAGATCGATAATATTGCGACGACGCTAGAAAAAACTGCCGCGCGTAACGCAAAGCGTGACAACGATGCACGCAAAGCCAAGGACGCTGACGACAAAGAAAACGACGAAGGCATAGTGCGCCAAATATTTTTTGGCAATCCCGCTAAACAAAACAACGATGACCTATTCGATGGCATCAAAGACTCAACGCACCTCACGGTAGGAACATTGCGGTCGGTTGAAAAATATCTCGCAGGCGGCGCGCAGGTTGATAATCAGCAACACGTTCTGGAGGTGTCGCGCTTAATTTCAAACGACGAGATAACCAACGATGTTCAGTTAATAAAAAAAATTGGCGACGATAATCTCGAAATTACCGCCAACACTTTGCGCACTCAATTACTGCCGCTGATCACAACCAAAACCGACCGTGCTTTTTCTCTAGCAATCAAGTGGGCGGAGTCGAAACTTGGTTACGATGCGTCAAGCCAGCGCGCGGGCATCAAATTATTCGAAGACAAAGCAAATAAAGCACTCAAAATGCGCGAAGAAATGCTCGCTTGGAAATATAGCAAAAACAAAACCATCAAAGATCCTATGGTGAAAGCCAAGGACATTGCTGAGCGCCTGCTCAGACAGGGCAATGAGTCAGCAGCGGCACAGCTCCCTTCCTTAAAACTAAATTACGAAAACGCTCTTAAAAGCGGCGACCAAACACGAATTGCAAATGCTCGATTAGTTTTCAATGCAGCACTAGTTGAAGCAACGCCGCTGACAACCATTCAATCCCTCAAAGCTGGATTTGACCCGCTCAAGTATCTTGAAGAGCTGCCGCAATGAACGAACTAGACGAAATCTATCTGCGCTCTGTGTCGAACGAAACGCTGGGCGGGGATCTGACCGCGCTCAATGCCGTCAAGTGGGACCGCACCGAAGACCAGCCAGACGGCACGCGCGTCGGTTTTGACGACATGACCGGCCAGAGTTTTGTGCTGGGCAAATCTGAGCCGCCCCCGGCTGCACCTGCGCCAGCCGCAGAGGCGCCGCCACCCGCAGAAGAGGGGTCATCACTTGGCGAGTTTTTGGGGAAACTAAACGTCGCCCTCGACGCGCCGTTCTCGGGCGTTGCAGAGGGCATCGCCAGGTTTGTTGGCAATACTATCGGCGCGACGGGCATCGTTGAGCAAAAAGAAGTAGACCGTTTTTTCAAAATGGTTGACGACGTGCGAGGCATGGCGACCAAAGATAACCCGACAGCCGATGTTCTAGGCACTGTCGGGCGCATCAGCGGTCAGTACATCGTGCCGGCTGTGACAGGTTACAACGCACTGCGCGCGTTGGGCGCTCCGAAGCTGCTGTCCTCAATCGTTGCAGAAGGCACCACTGGGCTGCTCGGCCTGTCGCCCAACGACGAGAACATATTCAATATGCTTGCCGAAGACAGCAGCTCGCCTGCCGTAGCGAAAGTGCGAGAGATGCTGGCAACGGACCCAGACGATCCTGAGTGGGCAAACAGGTCGCGCAACGCAGCCGACGCATTGCTTGTGCTGGGCGCCAGCGAAGCGTTAATGCGTGGCCTGCCCAAGCTGGTGGAGCAAGGCAAACAGTTCATCAAGTCTGACAAGGGCCAGCAGGTCGTGCGCTCTGTCGAAGAAATGGGCGCGCGTGCAGGCGGCGATATTTAAGCGATAAAGGTTACCTGATGGCTATTTCTGAACAGGCGGCTGAAGCCTCACGCCGCGGCGGCATCCTATTGCCTGATGACGGCGACAATGTGCAGGTGGCGGGTATACTCAATCCGCTGTCCGATTTGCTGCAGCGCCTGACCAAAAGCGACACGCCGCCACAGCGCGTTGAGCCATCGGTCAAGCAGCCGCCTGCAGTCGAGCCGCAGATTACGCCCGAGCCTGCGCCAACGCCGGAAGCAGCAGCGCCAGAGGCGGCTCCCGCGCCACCGTCGCCTGCGCCGGTCGAGGAGAGTGCGTACAGCGCCTATAAGGGCGACGACGTGGTTGGCATCGACTTCAATATGTCGAACATAAATACGTCGGCCGATGCGAAAGAGCGCATCAACCAGGTCAGCAAAGAGTTTGCCGAGCAAACAAGGGCAGCAACACAAGGCGAGGTTTCGTTGGAAGAAACGCGCCAACTTGCTGATCTGCTCGGCACAGATGAAGAAGGCGCAGCGCGAGCCATCAAGGGGCTACCGAGCGACGTTGCTAATCTAAGTGTGCGCGCGACAGTGATGCGCGACACGATGGTTAAGTCTGCCGAAGAGGTAGACGAGCTGGCAAAAGCAATTGATCGCGACCCGACAATGGTCACAGATATGCAGCGTTTCGAGTTCCGCAAAAAGCTGGTCGAACACGCTGCGCTGCAGGCACAGATGAAGGGCGTGCAGACTGAGATTGCGCGCGCACTGTCGGCGTTCCGCATTCCGGCCGACAGCAGCTCCGCAGCGCGTGCAGACGCAGTAGCAGAAATTATACAGAACAGCGGCGGTCGCGATACTGCGGACGAGCTGGCAAAGCGTTGGTTGGCTACGCCAGTGGAAGACCGCGGCAAGTTTGCTGCGAGAAGCCCCTTTAAGAAATTTAAGGCGGCTGTCTACGAGGTGTGGATCAACGGGCTGCTGTCAGGACTACGCACCCATGAAGTGAATCTGGCATCCAATACACTTTTCACATTGTGGCAACTGCCAGAACGCGCAGTAGGGTCAGCGATTGGAGCAGCTCGTCAAATGTTACCAAACGCCAACCCTGACCGGGTGGCGGCTATGGAAGCAGTGGGACAACTGCATGGCATGATCGAGTCCATCCCCGATGCGTTTCGCCTAGCCGGTCGCGTATTCAGAACAGAAACGCCCAGCACGGTGACGTCGAAACTTGAAGTGGCGCAGCAGCGTGCGATTTCGACCGAGGCGCTCGGGTATGAGGGGCCAGAGTTTTTCGGCCACACGATCAATCTGTTTGGATCTTTGGTTCGGTTGCCCAGTCGTTTCCTGATGGCGTCTGACGAGTTTAGCAAGTTGATAGGCGCCCGTATGGAGTTGCGCGCGCAGGCGTATCGCCAAAGCAATGCCGCGTTGGCAGAGGGCAAGACTGCGGAAGAAGCGGCAGAGGTCTACGTCAGTGTGTTGCGCGGCGAAGTAGACGACGCGAACGCAGCCGCAGAAGGATTTGCCGACACTATTACGTTCACAAAAACTTTGGGTGAGTCAGGTCGCAAGTTTCAAGACTTCATAAACGCGACGCCCGGTGGCCGGTTGATTATGCCGTTTATCCGCACACCGGCAAACGTCCTGAAGGAGTTTGGAAAACGTAGCCCGTTTCCGTTTCCGTTTGCTATGAAAGAGGTGCGCGAAGATTTTTTTGCAGGTGGCGCACGCAGGGATATGGCGCTTGCGCGTATCGCGACGGGTAACTCTGCACTAATGTACGGCGCATACCTTGCATCGCAAGATGTCATTACAGGCGGCGGTCCTACAGATCCAAAGCTGCGCGCTATATGGCGTGAAAAGTACGAACCATACTCCGTGAAGATCAACGGCAAGTGGTATCCGTATGGACGTCTAGAGCCTATCGGCACAGTCTTTGGCGTTGCTGCTGATTACGCAGATTTTATGAAATGGGCGCCGCGCGATATTGACCCGGCCGACGAAGACAAAATGACCTTCCGCGCGTTGAGCGCAATCATGCACAACGTGGGTCAGAAAACATTCCTTCGCGGGATCGCAGATTTTGCCGAAGCCTTTAACGATCCTGTGCGATACGGCGGTAGTTATCTTGAGCAATTCACAAGCGGTATTGCACAGCCTCTTGGCTCATCGTTTTTGCGCGATGTAGAGACGGCCTTTGATCCAGAGTTGCGCGACACAAGAAACGATCCGCGCGAAAAGATTGGCACCAAGGAGTTTTACGCGGTGCTGAACGAGATCAGCAATCGCACGCCAGGGTTGTCATCTGATTTGCCGCCGCGCCGCAATTTCTGGGGCGAGCCAATCAAAGCATATGAAGGTAGCTGGCTAAATGCGTTCAACGCTTTCCGCCCACGATCTGATCGGTCAGACGCTGCCATTGACGAGATACTGCGTCTGAATATGCCGATCTCACTGCCTCGCCGACAAGTCGAGGGGGTGAAGCTCACGCCGCAGCAGTACGACCAGCTCGTCGTCAATATGAACGAAATCAAGGCACCCAATGAAGCAACCGGCACAGAGATGAATATGCGTCAGACAATGAATTGGCTGGTCACGACACCAATGTATCAGGCGCTGACTGACGTGCAGAAATCAGAGCAGTTAAGGAAAATTAGAAATGCCTACGTTGATGCGGCCGGTGAGCTGCTCAAAACAACCGACGCAGATCTGTTGGCACGCACTATCACCCGCAAGGCGCTGCGAGGCGCTGGCCTACCCGCACCGAAGTAGAGGCACGATATGACCGTTTCAAGCACCACCACGAAAGTCAGCGCGAGCGGCGACGGATCGACCGCGGCGTTCAACTACACGTTCAAGATATTCGCCGACAGCGAGATGGAAGTGATCATCCGCTCCTCCACTGGCACAGAGACGACGAAGACGCTGACCACGCACTATAACGTCAGCGGTGCAGGCAACGACGCCGGCGGCACGGTCACGTTTACCAGCGGCAACATCCCAGCATCGGGCGAGACGGTCGTGCTGCGGCGCAAGCTCGCGCTAACGCAAGGCACTGACTACGTCGAGAACGATCCGTTCCCGGCAAACAGCCACGAAGACGGCCTTGATCGCCTGACGTTTATTACGCAAGGACTCCAAGAGGAGCTGGACCGCGCGTTTAAGGTATCAAAGACTAACTCGATCACCACGCCAGAGTTTACCGAGAACGCTGCTGCGCGTGCGTCAAAGGCGCTAGGCTTCAGCTCTGACGGCAATACGCTGGCTGTGGTGGACAGCATCATTCTGCCTACGTCACTGTCTGGCGCGTCTCTCAAGATGATCCGCGTAAACAGTGGCGAAACCGCTTACGAGTTCCAGACACCGGCGCAGGTCTTCACCAACCTCTTGGCAACAGAGTCGAACGGCATCATTGCACACGCTGGATCTGGCAGCGCAGAGCCGCGAACGATTACCGGCACGTCAAACGAAATCACCTTAGCAAACGGCGACGGTGTGAGCGGCAACCCCACTGTCAGCATTCCGTCTGCTGTTACCTTTACCGGCAAGACAATTACCGGCGGCACATTCAGCTCTATGTCGGCAAGCTCGACAATGGCATCTGGGCCGAGCAGCGCATTATCGATTGCCACGAAGGGCTATGTCGATGGGCTGCTTGCTGGTTTGGCGAAGCGATCCAATGTGCGCGTTGCAACGACAGCGAACATCACTATCGCTACCGCACTTAACAACGGCGACAGCATCGACTCGATAGTACTTTCAGACGGGGACAAGGTGCTAGTCAAATCGCAGTCCAGTTCAGAACAAAACGGGATTTACGTCGTTGGCAGCACGCCCGCACGCGACAGCCTGTTCGATACATACGATGAGCATGTCGGCGCGCTTATCCATGTCGAGGAGGGCAGCACAAACGCAGACAAGCTGTTTCACTGCACCAGCAACGCAGGCGGCACGCTAGACACGACAGCGATCACCTTTGCAAACATTGTGCCGGGTTCTGGCGGCACGGTTACGTCGGTCGCCACTGCTGGCCTCGCCACCGGCGGCACTATCACTGGCAGCGGTACGATCACTGTCAGCATCAACGGGCAGTCAGGTCTAAGTGGTAGCCCGGTCGCTGCGGACGAGTTCGCGATCTACGACGCATCTGCGACCGCGCATAAAAAGATTACGACGACTGAACTGTTTGGGTCAGACGTGCTGACCGCCACCGCACGTGAATATAGTAAAACCCAAAACTTCGATATGACGACGCTGACTGATGGCGCGAACATCAGTTGGGATCTGTCGCAAAATCAGGTCGCGACCGTCACGCTGGCAGGCAATCGCACCCTCGATGCGCCTAGCAATCAGGTGGCAGGGGCGACCTACATTTTGATTGTTAAACAAGACGGCACCGGGTCACGCACGCTGAACACCAGCGCAAGCAGTTACAAATTTCCCGGCGGGACTGAGCCGACCTTATCGACCGGCGCAAACGCAGTGGACATCCTCACGTTTGTGTCGGACGGCAGCAGCATGTTCGGCGTCGCGCAGCTTAACTTCTCGTAGAGGACAGCGATGTTCACTTTTCCCGTTGCTCACTTCGGCGGTGAGCTATCCTTCACCATCGACCAGTCGATCCGGTTCAACGACGGGGACACACCCTCGCTAAGCCGGACTATCGGCACGCCAACCAGCACGCAGAAGTTTACCTTCAACACATGGATAAAGCCCTGCACATTTTTCAACGACACGGCTTCGAGAGCTATTTTTTCCGCTGCTACGCCCGGTAATTCGTCCAGCGACCGGGATATTATCGGGTGGGAAAATGACGCCTTGTATGTCGCTTTCAATACCGGCTCGTGGAACGAAATAAAAACCAGTCAAGTTTTCCGCGATCCTGGAAGCTGGTACATGATCACGATAGCCATGGACTCGACCCAAGCAAGCGCGAGCAACAGAACAAAAATTTATGTAAATGGGTCACAAGTCTCTAGTTTTTCGAAAGCGTCCTACGTTGCTCAAAACGACACGATAGCGATTTGCACGAGCGGTAAGCTGCAAGCAATCGGCGCATATGCGTTTGACATTACCGCAGCAAACGACCGCATTGATGGGTACCTTGCTGAAATCAATTTTATAGATGGCCAGCAACTTGCTCCAACCAGCTTTGGAGAAACGAACAGCGACACCGGCCAGTGGGTGCCGGTGAAATACGCAGGGTCTTACTCTGGCAACTCGTTCCACATCACCGGCGCTGACAGTTCTGACTTAGGTGCTGACCAAGCCGGATCGAACGACTTCACCAGCAATTTGGCTGCGGCGGATCAGATGTCTGACAGCCCGACTGATAACCATTGCACCCTCAACCCTTTGGAACAGGATGCAACCGGACTGTCGGACGGCAACTTACAGTTCACCACCAGCAGCACCAGCACGCACAAAATGGCGTCTGGGACAATTGCTGTCACCAGTGGCAAGTGGTACGCCGAAGTCACCTGCAATGCCACGCTCGGCAGCAATGCGCGGATTGGCATCATACCTGACGATAACGACAATTATAGCGGGTCTGACGGTCACGTTGGCGACGATGCGGCCAGCTTTGCCTACGTTGATAATGGGCAGAAAGAAAGCAACAACAGCCAGAGCAGCTACGGTGCTAGTTACGCAAACGGCGATGTGATCGCCATCGCACTAAACCTCGATGACGATGAGGTAACATTCTACAAAAACGGATCGTCGCAAGGTGCGATCAGCATAACGGCTGGGAAGGATTATCGGTTTGCTGCAAGCCACTACAACGCGGGGGGTATGGCGTTTAACTTTGGGCAATCGTCGTTCTCGTCAACGCCGCCAACAGGTTTCAAAGCACTAAGCACCGCCAACCTATCAGACCCAGGCATTGTCCCGTCAGAGCATTTCAGTACGGTGTTGTACACGGGCAACGGGTCCACCGGCCAAAGCATCACCGGCGTTGGATTCCAGCCAGACTTTACTTGGACAAAAATACGTAGCCCGAATGCGTACAGCCACCAACTCTTTGATGCCGTGCGTGGCGCAGGTATAAACTTGCAATCTAACAACGCTAATGCTGAAGGTGATATTTCAAATGAATTTATCAGTTTTGACAGTGACGGGTTTACCATTGACGACGTAAACCAAAACGTAAACGAAAGCGGAAGCTCATACGTTTCGTGGAACTGGAAAGCTAACGGCGCTGGCAGCAGCAACGGTGATGGTAGCGTGACCTCTACTGTGTCAAATAACAGCACTGCGAATTTTTCCATAGTCAAATACACAGGAACGGGTAGCGGCAATAGTACGGTTGGGCATGGTTTAGGTGTCACACCTGATATGATAATTCTAAAGCACCTAGATCGTTCTCAAAACTGGCGTGTTTTCCACACTTCAGAAGGCGTGGGTGAAACTGGATTTTTGAACAGTACCGCAGCTTTTTCAGCAGACCCTGATCGTATCTCAGCGGTTAGTTCAACGACATTCACAGCGGCTGCAAACATGAATGAATCTGCCGACTACATTGCTTATTGTTTCGCGGAGGTAGAAGGCTTCAGCAAGTTTACATCTTACGAAGGCAATGCTTCTACAGACGGTCCATTTATTTTTTGTGGCTTCCGCCCGTCTTTTGTGATGATTAAGAACGTAGATGCAGCCGAAGACTGGTGGATTCAAGACGCCGTAAGAGAACCATTTAACGGCGGTAATATGGCTAGAATTTCGCCAAACAGCAGCGCCGCTGAATCTGACAATGTTGCTTGGTTTGATTTCGTCAGCAACGGGCTGAAGGTCAGATACAACGCTGGCGGCATCAACAATTCTGGCACACATATCGTAATGGCATTTGCCGAGACGGCGTTCAAACATGCGACCGCAAGATGAGTAGGATTTTATGTCTTGCCCTGCTAGCCGCCTTTATGGCGGCTTTTTTTATGCGTCCAGCACAGGGGCATGAGCTGCCGTGTTTCGCCAAGGAACAGGCAGAGATGTTGGAACCGCGCGAGAACTTGCGCGGATACGGCACGACATCAGAGGGCTTGGTTAAGTTGTCCGTGACCAGTTCCGGCGCATGGATGTTGACGTTTAGCCCGCCCAAATTAGACGGCGCGGTCTGCATCGTATGGCTTGGGGAAGATTGGCAAATCGTGACCGGGGCAGGGGAGAGGGCGAAGTGGACGGCGCGATAGATCTTAGATTGATTATTACGCTACTGGGTGTTGCGGCGAGCGTGTTTGGCGGCGTGGCAGCGGCCAAGTTTCAGATCAAGCAACTCGGTGAGGACGCCAAGGAGTTGCAGAAACTTGTGCGCTCACTTGATGCGCGTTTCGACAAATTGCACACGCTGACTGAAACCCAGGAACAGCGGATCGACATCCTCGCCAAGATGTCCAGCCCGGAGAACCTGCGCAGGGACCATATGAACATGGCCGCGATGCAAGCCGACATTGCGTTTCTGAAAGACGAAGCAGCACGGATGCATAAGATTCATAATGGTGTCCATCCGCCTGTAGCCAATGAAAGAAAGGCGACATGATCCAATCCCTGATCCCGTCCATACTTCCCGCCGTCACCGACATCGTCGGCCGGTTTTTGCCTGAGAACGCAGAGGAACGTGCGAAAGCTGAACGCGCAATCAAGGCGAGCCTGACGGAACACCTCGCCAAGGTCGATCTGGCGCAGATTGAAGTGAACAAAGAGGAGGCCAAAGGCAACTGGTTCCAATCGTCCTGGCGCCCGCTGACGGGCTGGACCTGCGCTGCATCATTAGCGTGGACCTATCTGCTCCAGCCGATGGCCTCATTCGTACTAGCGCAGACCGGCCACCTCGTCTCGCTGCCGACGCTGGATATGAGCCAGATGATGCCAATCCTGCTCGGCATGCTCGGGTTGGGTTCGCTCCGTTCATGGGAACGCACCAAAGGGGTCGGCAAGTGATCAGCGCTAACCTGATCGACAGCATCAAGCGCCACGAAGGGTTTTCCGCGACCGCGTACCGCTGCCCAACCGGGCGCCTTACCATCGGCTTTGGACGGTGTGTGGACCCCGACGAACCGGGAACGGGCATCACTGAAGAAGAAGCGGAAGACCTGCTCGCAAACGATCTGGTGAAATTTGAAGCCGCAGCGCGGCGTGTGGTAGGCGACAACATTTGGTCGCTGCTTAACCAGGTACGCCGCGAGGCGCTGATTGAGATGGCGTTCAATATGGGCGCCGGCAACCTCGCGAAGTTCAAGCGCATGATCAACGCGCTAATGGCGGAAGATTACGAGGCCGCTGCTACGCAGGCGCTCGACAGCCGGTGGGCCGACCAAGTAGGCAAGAGGGCTGACCGGATTGCGGAGCGGCTCCGCACAGGCGCGTATGCCTAACCAGCGCCACATCGATGGCGACGTTTGCGAGCTTATTTGCGCGGAGCATTTCCTGCGGCTGGGGTACTGGGTCTTCCCCGCTGTGCAGGGCAGCAGCCCGGTCGATCTTGTGATAATCAACGAAAATGGCGTGCGCCTGATCCAAGTTAAAAAGAACGCAGAGCGCACGAACCCCGGTCGCAAGCGCACCGCGCGGATACACCGTTCTCGTTCTGATTTGCAAAAGGCACTGGGTGTTGAAATGGTGTATGTTGATCCGATCGCACGCACGGTATTCGTGACCAATCACAATTTTCACGCCAACCGAAAGCGACCCACTGAATTGAACGACCCATTGCCAAAAATTTAATGTAAGATTTTCTCATTGCGTGTTCGATTTTCCCATAGTAGAACGATTCCTGATTTTGGAATTGAGGCTTACACGCTAAACCTTTGTTTTTAAATGAACCTTGGACGGTGGTGATACGCACTTTTAATCAGTGGGTCCCAGGTTCGAGTCCTGGTGGGCGCACCATTTAAAAACAAACACTTAGCAGTGTTTCTAGAACCCCTCGATTTTTAAATCGGGGGGTTTTTGGCGTTTTAGTGCCAAAAATTTTTCCCTCAAAATAATCAGTGGGTCAGAAGGTTATTTTTTGACCTTGTAACGTAACAATATGTTACCATATGTAATGACGAAGGGTGACCCACGGACTGGGCATCCGCAGATTGAGGAGAGAGACATGGCATACGACATCATTGACGCCCGACCAGTCGGCCGTGACACAGCGAAGATCGCATTGTGCAAAACCGGCCACAGCTACGCGCCGTTCGCGACTCTGTACTTACGCGATGACGGCTACGAGCTGCGTGGGGACTACTTCAAAACATTCGACCAGGCAGTGGACCATTACCGCGAGCGGTGCCGTCAGCACCGCTGCCGATAGGAGAGAGAGACATGAAAAAATCAGACAAAATCACGAAGGTGAAAAAAGGCTGGGCCGTCGATACGCGCAGCATTGGAGGCGGGCGCGAAATCGTCGGCAGTCGTGACGAGGCGCTGGACGTTCGCGACCAAGCGTTCGCTGACCATCAGAACGGCGAGTACATCCCGCGGACAAAGAACCCGCGAGTATGTGACGTCGCGGAAGGTTTTATCAATTACGTCCGCGCGAAGCGAGACGCGACCGAAGACAAGACGCGCACGCACCGTCGTAATCTGCAATTTATATTCGACAACGTGTCCGGGCTGCGGCAGCGCAAGGTGATGGACGTCACTGTCGCCTACATCGAAACGGAAATCATTCCGGCCATTTTCGTGCAAGCCCACAGCACCGGGCTGAACCGCTTCAACACGCTGCGGCAGTTGCTGAAGTACGCGGTGAAAAACAACTGGGCGCGGACAAACCCGTGCCGCGATGTTGACCTGCCGAAACCAGAGATAGAACACGACGGCCCGCCGCGCATCAGCCAACAGGACATTGAGGCAATCATCGCGAACGCTGGAGAATTTGCGCTGCGCATCAAGTTTGCCGCCAAAACTGGTGTTCGTGCTGGCGAGCAAGCGGCCTGCGGTTGGGACGATCTGGATTTAGACGGCGGCGTGTATCACGTCACGCAAGCGCGGAAAAGGACAGGCGGGTTAGGGTCAGTCAAAACAAAGGCGGGCGTCCGGTCGATACAGTTAGAGCATAGGTTGGTGCAGGATCTGAAAGAATGGAAGCTGGCCCAACCTCTAAAGCAACGGTCGCGCGGGCTGGTGTTTCCCACATCGACTGGGAACGTCGCTGACCCAAGCAACTGGCGGAAGCGCGGTCTGCACCCAGCTTGCGTTGCCGCAGGCATCGAACCGATCCGCTGGCACGATTTGCGCCATTTTTACGCGAGTGCTTTACTCTTCGGTTCGCATAAGCTGACCGACGCACAGATCACGCAGTTTCTCGGTCACACGTCGATTGATTTCACGCGCAAAATTTACGCGCATTGGATGAAAGACCCGCGTCGCGACAAAACAGTTCGCGACGAAATAGACTCAGTGTTTGGTTTTTAGAGGGAGAGAGAGCATGGCAAAGGATATAAAACTTGTTACCGACGACGGTGAGCGTCTGCTTGGCGAACCTGTGGAACCGCGCGATCCGCCGGTGGGTGGAGATACATTCAAAACGTACTCGCTGAAGGACAACCTCATGCGGGCGCATTTTGCTGAAGGCTGGCAAGCGTTCTTTGGTCGCTCAGACCGCGCGCGGCAGCTTATTTCAAACCCGCGCCGCAAGCAGCGTCAAAACGGCAAGATCGCGGAGGCGCAAGCATTTAGGAAATACCAAGGCGTGTTCTTGGATGTTCGGCTGCACGCATATGAAATGGCGCGCGATTCAAGCGGTCTGACTTGGTGGTTCCAAAACAGTCACCGGATTTGGCTGCACCACACCATAATGAGGAACTACTATCTCGAAGATCGGCCTACCACTGAGCAAGAGATAATGCAGGGCGCGAAGACATCGCGCAAAACCATGCGCGGCATTTTGCAAACGGCGGTCGAAATCGGATCTCTTGACCCGGACGTGCTGGAGGAAGATCGCCGGCAAAAAGTTTACTACCCAACTCGCGGGCTGGTCAGCGACACCGACCACTTTTTCCACGCCGACGACGATGATCAGAGGGGTGTGTTGACGCACATGCGCCAAAAGTTGAGCGAAACATTTTTGGGCAAAGATACGTATCGGTTGAGCGATTACGAACACGACGTTGAGACTTTTTACGACCTGATGGCTCAGATGATGGCGCAGGCACAAGCGGAGGCGGAGGAAACTACCAAAAATTAGTGGTAAAAATTACCGGAAATAATTACCGGTAATAATTACCGGAATAAATTTCCCTTTTTTTCTCCCTCTCGCTCCGGCGTAATCGTCAGACGAGAGGGAGTTTTTTTATGATCATCATAAAGTTGTATGACGTGGATGACGTGTGGGACGTCACAATCACGTTTTCAGATACAGATGCTTTCATCGCGCATGAGTTCTCAACCAAAAACGACGCGGAGGATTTTGCCCGCCGCGCCGCTGATCTGTTTGCTGACGTCGATGATGTCCAGGTAATTACCTCGCGGTCATCGTCGGGTCGTCCTGGCAATGGCGAGAGCGAGGAGCCGTTGCTGCGTCACTAGGCTTAATTTTTTACCCTCGCGCTCCGCGCGCGGGTCATCCTCGAACTGACCACCGAAATCGACGTTGGGCGCGCGCATCCGCTCCGCCCGCTCCGCAGGCGCGGCAATCATTTTGGAATGGCGAAAGCGCCACGCATCGTTCAAATCATTTGCCATTTTTTGCTCCCTCAATAAGCAAGTCCAAAAACCAGCGCGCCTTGCGCAGGTCTTCGACGCCGTTCTTCTCGCGCCAGCGCCACAAATATTGAAGCGCGCTCGCGGTCGCGTGCGCTTCAATGCCGTCCAAATTTGACACCGCTGCCTTGACTGCGGCGATGCACTCGATGCCGCCCTTGTTGTAATAATTTGGCCGATTGACCGCGTCGTAGGCTTCGTCAGAAATGCATTCGCACTGGACGATCATGCCGTTCGACGTGCGGCGGTATTGATTGCCGCCACACTTCTCGCACTCAGTCATCAAGATTTCCCGCAAGGCGCAGGATCTCGGCGCGCGGCACCCACTTGCCGTCGATCAGCTTGATCTCCCCGGCGGCGGCGAGCGCCTTGAGTTGTTTGTAGCGATTGGAGTTCGCTGAACCGAAGAGCGCCATGCAGGCGCGCTTTTTGTCCAGTAGCGCAGTCTGGACGCTCACAGAAAGCACCTGTCGATTGAGGCGCAGCTAAAAAAGACTGTGAAATAGGCGAGGGCGAGTAAGCCCACCAGAACGATAAACTCTGCCGTAAACCGCAACATTTTCTCTCTCCTTGTCGTTAAGGAGAGAGAGCCTAGTTTAAGACATTACGAAATGTAAAGTAAAAATTACGTTATGGATGTTCCGCACACGATGTGGATCGCAGATATAGTATCTCGTCGAATCGTAATTTCTTTCGACGGATTGTACTGACGAAGCGTCACTTCGTCGTCATCGGCGCTCACATATTCTTTGACGATTGCGGTGCGCGTCTTGCCATCCTCAATCTGGACGACCACGTCGTCGCCTTTCCGCGGCGGCTTGCCGGGGCGGACGTAAACGATTTCGCCCTCGCGGAAACGCGGCTCCATCGACGTGCCGACAACGAACACGGCATACCCGTTTGCGCTGCTTGCCATCAATGGGTGGCGATCAACGTATTCAACCGGGCTGCTTACGTCGGTCACGTCGGCGCCCAAGCCCGCGGCTGCATTGCCATAAACAGGTATCTGGTTTTCGCCAACGTCTTTGGGCGGTGGTCCGCCGTTCATGTCAAAGCCCATCACTTCGTTGGCTGTGCAGCCCAGTGCTTCGGCTATCTTTTCCGCCAGGGCAGGGCGCGGCTCACGCTCTCCGCGAGTGTAGACGCGCAGCGTCGGCGCCTTCACGTCTATCAGCTTGGCAAGCTCAGGTATCTTTAGACCGGCCCGCGCAGCGAGTTCGGCAATACGGTTCTGTGGCATGAGTGTCGTCCGTCGTCATTTTTATCGGCTACAAATTTTTTTTTGTAATGTAGCAATTACATGTTGTCAGAATTTGTGAACGGATGATAGCACTTTCTCAGACATTACGAAACGTAATGAAAAAGAGAGAGAATGCTACTTCGAGATTGGTTGCTTGAGAACGACCTGACCTACACCGCAGCGGCTACGCGCTTCGGGTGCAGCCGCCCGGCCGTCTACTACTACGCCATCGGTCGGATGCGCCCCGGTGCGCAGATCTGCGCAAACATCATGCGCGAGACAGGCGGCGAGGTCACAGCCGACGACCACCAACTTGCATTTATGGAAGCGCAGCGATGAGCGCGCGGAACAAACAGCGCGGCTACGAGCTTGAGCGCGAGGTCGTCGTTGCGGCCGAAGCGGGAGGACTGGAGGCCAAGCGCGTGTTCGGCAGCGGCCAGCACAAGGTGCAGCTTGGCGATGACTTCGCTGGGGACGTGGTCGTGGAAGGGCTGCGCGTTGAATGCAAGCGCAGGAAGTCCGGCTTCAAACTTATTTACGACGCCTTCGATCAGGACGACGCCGACATCGTGGTCGTTCGCGCTGATCGTTCGCCGCGGCTTTGGGTGCTGCGCGAGGCCGTCGTCTTGGAATTGTTGGAGAGAGCGAAAGGAGAGAACAATGCCTCTTAACATAACCAGCGGCACGGCAATGGCGCCGCCCCGCATCTTAATCTACGGCCCACCGGGCGTAGGCAAGACCACGTTTGCCGCCGGAAGCGGGAAGCACGCGATCTTCGTGCCGACTGAGGAAGGTGCTGACGTTGTCGGCGTTGACCGCTTTGACCTGTGCGAGACTACCGGCGCTGTCATGGACGCGCTTGATGGGCTGATCAAGGAAAAGCACGACTACAAGGTCGTCGCGATTGATAGCTTGGACTGGTTTGAGGCGCTGACCTGGAAGAGCGTCTGCGACGAGAATCAGTTCAAAAGCATCGAGGACGCGGGCTATGGCAAGGGCTACGTCATGGCGCTTGCACACCACCGCGCGCTGTTGGGCAAGCTGACCCAGCTCCGCCGCGACAAGGGCATGGCGTGCGTTTTGCTAGCGCATAGCCAGGTGAAGCGGTTTGAAGATCCGACAACGGAAGCCTTCGACCGCTTTGAGATCAAGCTGCACAAACGCGCATCCGATTTGTACACGGAATTTTGCGACGTCGTCGGCTTCGCCAATCACAAGATGACCACGCGCGAAACGACTTCGTCGTTCGGACAAAAGAAGGTCAAGGCCGTGGGCAGTGGCGAGCGCGTCCTGCGCTGTGCGTCCCGGCCCAACTTCGTCGCGAAAACCCGATACCCGATACCCGATGAACTGCCGCTCGAATGGGCGGCGTTGATGTCTGCAATCACACAGAAGGATGAGAAGAATGGTTGAGCTAAATTTTGAGGTGGAGGCGGTCGAGCCGTCTTCGTTTGGACCGCTGCCGGCAGGCGAGTACGACGGCGAGATTGTTGCCTGCGAGATCAAGGAAACGCGCAGCGGGACCAACATGCTGTCGCTGGAAATCCAGACCGATAAGGGCAAGGTCTGGGACAATCTGAACCTGTGGCACAGCAACCCGAAGGCGGTCGAGATCGCGAAAGAGCGGCTTTCTGCAATCGGGTCCGTCCTCGGGATGCAGAAGATCGATGACACGGACCAGCTCTTGGCGAAGCAGGTGCGCATCCGCGTCGGCATCCAGAAGAACAACCCCGAATACAACGAAGTCTTGGGTTACCTCCCGGCGTCCTCCCCGCCGGCGGCTGCGGCAATTCCCCCCGCAGCACCCGCTCCAGCCTCGGCCCCGGCGGCGTCGTCCGCGCCCTGGGCCAGCTAGAGCGGTTCAACTGGCGGGCGCTTCGGCGCCCGCCCTTTTTCCCATGAGGTTGCAGACCGTGCCGATAACACTTGCCGAAGCCAACGCTTTTGTAGCGGACCATCACAGGCATCATCAGCCCGTCGTCGGTCATAAATTCAGTATCGGCGCTGTTCTTAACGACGCCATCGTCGGCGTTGTGATTGTGGGACGTCCGGTCAGTCGCCGTCGTGATAATGGGCTGACGCTTGAGGTCACGCGACTTTGCACTGACGGCTCGCGGAACGCTTGCTCTTTCCTATATGGCGCTGCCGCCAAAGCGGCTTTTGCCCTCGGTTACGAGCGGATTGGGACATACATCCTCGCAAGCGAAAGCGGCGCGAGTTTGAGAGCAGCGGGTTGGCGATTAATTGGCGAAACGGCCGGTAAGTCTTGGAACGTCCCAAGCCGCCCGCGCGTCGATACGCACCCCCTTGAACCCAGATTTCTTTTCGAAACGGAAAAATCCTGATGGTTGCGATTGAACTAAACGAGGGCGACGCGCTGCTTGCGGCCGCTGATGCCGAGATGGAGCGGCGGGAGACAGCGAAGCCGCCGAGACTGCATCTCGGCATGAGCGGCGGCGGCTACTGTCCGCGTCGTCAGTGGTACGGCTGGCTGTGGGCGGCACCGCGACGGATACCAGCGCGCGGCTTGTGCGCGATTGACGACGGCATTCGCGGCGAGGACGTCGTCGCTGCGCGTATCCAAGCGGCGCCAGGTTCGTCGTTGCTGACGCGCGACCCGGAGACGGGGCGACAGTTTGAGGTCGTTGATGCGGGCGGTCACGTTGCGGGCCACATGGACGGCGTGGTGTACGGCCACCCGGCGGCGCCGAAGACGCCGCACGTCTGGGAATGCAAAGTCGTCGCGCCGCGCAAGCTGGAGAGCTTCCGCAAGATTAAGGCGAAAGATGGCGAGAAGGCGACGCTGCGCCAGTGGGATCATGTGTATTGGGTCCAGGCGCAGCTTTACATGCTGTACGGCGGCTACACGCGGCACTGGCTGACGGTGGCGTCGGCAGGCTGTCGCGACTGGGATGCGTGCCGCACCGAGTTTGTGCGCGACGAGGCGGAGTATTTTGCCGAGCGCATGCGGTCGATGGTTGAGAACGTCGATGAGATGCCGGAGCGCATCGCAGAAAATCCAAAGTCGCCAGATTGTATGTGGTGCGACTTCAAGCAGATTTGCCACGGCGATGAGCCGGTCGATCAGAACTGTCGCACCTGTTCGTTTGCCAAGCCGGTCGATGGACCGCAGTGGCTCTGCACGAAGCACAAAAAATATCTGGATGCGGGCGAACAGGCGGCGGGCTGCGGTGACTATTCCAAGCGCGAGGCGATGGCGTGATCCATTACCACGGCACACCAATCACGCCGCGGGCGGAAATGCAAAAGCTCGCCGGGAAACACTTTTGTGTCAGCTTCGCGGATGTGCGCGATGCGGATTGGTGCATCAATCACGCGCAAAGCGTGATGTTGGACAACGGCGCGTTTTCTTTTTTCACCAAAGGAAAAGCAACAGATTGGAATAATTTTTACGGGTGGGTTGAACAGTGGATGGGGCATCCACACTGGGCTGTCGTACCCGACGTGATTGACGGCGATCCCGAAGAAAATGTCGAATTAGCAAAAACATGGCCGCACCGTCGCGACTGCGCTGCCGTTGTTTGGCATCTCCATGAACCACTCGACCAAATTGCGCGCCTACTTGATCTGGGTTTCGGAAAATTATGTTTCGGAAGTAGCGGCCGATATTGGCAGGTCGGTTCTGAATTATGGGAACGCCGTGTCGATGAGGCTTTCGATTGCCTTGCAAAGCGCGGTGCATTGCCTTGGGTGCATATGATGCGCGGCCTTTCGATCTGCGGAGATCGCTGGCCCTTCGCATCCGCAGACAGCACGAACGTCGCTCGCAATTACAAAGACACAAATGTTTGTCCAGAGCGAATGGCACGCCGGATCGACGCCGTGCAATGCCCCGTCGCGTGGATCAAGCGCCCACAAACGATGGAGTTATTTGCATGAAATATGCGGCTTTTGTTGCGTTTATCGCCACTGTCCCGGCGGCAAACTGGATGATCGGCAACATCGGCACGGTGTGCGTCCCTGACGGACCTTGCCTTGTCCCAGTAGCGCCAGGATTGATGGCGCCTAGCGGTGTGGTGCTTGTTGGTTTGGCACTGGTTTTGCGGGACGCCGTGCATGAACAGTTAGGGGCGCGTTGGGCCGCAGGCGCTATTTTTGTTGGTGCGTTGCTGTCCGGTTTTGTCGCGCCGCCGTCCTTGGTGGTGGCAAGTGCAGCGGCGTTTCTCCTGTCTGAAGCGGCCGACATGGCCGTCTATTCGCCGCTTCGTAAGCGGCACCTGATTGCAGCCGTGGTTGCGAGCGGCGCAGTCGGAGCTTCAATCGACAGCGCCGTATTTTTGTATCTCGCTTTCGGTTCTTTGGATTTCTTGGCGGGACAAATCGTTGGGAAAATTTGGATGACTGCCCTTGCCGCAGCGTGGCTGGCGACACGGCGATGATCTGTCCCGACTGCGATGGCGAGCGCCGTGTCGAAGGCGAGCGCGTTGTCGGCGGCTACGACCGCGGCAATGCGTGGCAGGGGTACGAGAGTTGTTGGATTGAATGTGAGCGGTGCTTCGGCACGGGCGAGGTAGAGGATGACGAATGCTAAACGTCATTAGTCTCGGCGCGGGTGTGCAGTCGTCGGTCATGGCGCTGATGGCGGCTCGGGGCGAACTTACGCCCATGCCTGACTGCGCGATTTTCGCGGACACTCAATGGGAACCGCAAAAAATTTATGAGCATTTAGATTGGCTTGAAAGCGTTGTGTCCAACCCTCTTCACGTCGATCACCCTTTCCCTGTCTATCGTGTCACAAACGGCAGTCTGCGAGATGACGCAATTGCGAATGAGCCTGTAAGGGGTCGAGGAAAAAAATCATTTTCCGCCATCCCTTGGTTTTCAGAACGTGGAATGGGGCGGCGGCAATGTACTTTTGACTACAAGATCGTGCCTCTCAATAAAAAAATACGCTCGTTGCTTGGGTATAAGCCCCGCCAGCGGATCCCTGTGGGCAATGTGCAAGTTTGGGTCGGCATTTCGACAGACGAAGCTGTCCGAATGAAGCCGTCACGGGAGCGGTGGATTGAAAACATCTGGCCTTTGATTGATGCCGGTATGTCCCGCCACGATTGCGTCCGATGGTTTGAAGAAAACTATCCTGACCGCAACCTACAAAAATCAAGTTGTCTCGGTTGCCCCTTTCACAACGATGCGGCTTGGCGGGAACTCAAAAACGGTAATCCAGACGAATGGCGAGATGTTGTTCACGTTGACAGCCAGATCCGACACGGCGGGTCTGGCGACAAAACGAATAAACAATTTATGCACAGATCCTTGCAGCCAATCGACGAGGTGGACTTCCGCAACCTTGAAGACATGGGGCAACTCAACTTCTTTGACGAAGAATGCGAGGGCATGTGTGGCGTTTAACGCGCGGCCTTTGCGCCGTCTGCCTGCGACCGGAGCGCGGGTTCGGATGGTCGCCGCGATTGATCGGGATCGACCGGCCTGATCGCTGGTTTTGTTCAAGGCAACACCAAGAACTTTGGAGAGAGAAGAAGATGGATTGGACGGAAGACGAAAACAAAATGATTTTGGAGGCCGGCAAAAGCGGCGGGCAGTACCTGGAGTCTATTGGGATCACGGATCTGCGGGCGCTTGATAAGGCGCAATGGCTCATGTTTCTGCGCGCAGTCATCTCGCGGATGGCGGAGCAGCGCAGCGGCGTCGTTGATGAACTCAACGACGACATTCCGTTTTGATGGCTCAAAAAAAAACTTCGACGTCCTCGACCTCTTCAGCGGCATCGGAGGCTTCAGCCTCGGACTCGAAGCAGCGGGAGCTTTTCGGACAGTTGCCTTCTGCGAGCGAGAGCCGTTCTGCCAAGCCGTCCTTCAAAAACACTGGCCCGACACGCCGATCTACGACGACGTCAGAACCATCGACACAGATCGACTTGGAAGAGTTGACCTCATCTGCGGCGGGTTCCCCTGTCAACCGTGGTCCGCAGCCGGGCAGCAGCGAGGCGCAGAAGATGACCGAGATCTCTGGCCGGTCATGGCTTCCCTTGTTGAAGACATACGGCCTCGATGGGTCATTGGCGAGAATGTGCGAGGTTTTGTTAACGAGCCGCTGGGCCTCCAGCGCAGCCTTTCTGACCTGGAAAGCATCGGATACAGCGCCGTCCCATTTGTTATTCCAGCTTGCGCCGTCGATGCCCCGCACCGACGCGACCGCGTCTGGATCATCGCCGCGCAAAATGATGCCGACAGCGACGGCGAGCGACCACATCGAGCGCAATTCAACAAGCAGCGAGAAGCTGAACCCGCTGACGGGCAAAAGCGTTTCGCTGGACAGGTTCGTAAAGTTTTGGCCCGACGCGGAAACGCAGGCCAGCGGGACGCCGCAGATGTGGCCAACGCCGACCGGGCAGGACAACCCGCAAGTGAGGGGTGTCGGGAAGACAGTAGGGACAAAGCGCGGCACGACGCTGGGCGGAGCGGTGCGGATGTGGCCGACGCCGACGGCCAACGAGGACGCGGCCGGGACGCCAGCCGGAAAAATGCAGGGGATGTTGGGCAACCACCCCGACATACGCGGCACCACACAGGCGGAGTGGAGCCTTGGCTCGCTGAACCCGACGTGGGTCGAGTGGCTGATGGGATACGAAATCGGGCACACCGACTTAGGGCATTGGGAAATGCCGTCGTCCCGCAGATCGTCACGCAGATCGGGCGGGCAATCATGCAAGCGGAGGGCTGATGGTCGCGATACCTGAGATAATTATACGCCCGCAGCCCAGCGGCTTGGAGGCGGTGCGCGATTTCACCGACGCGGCGTCCGCGTTCGGTCTGCGCCTGTCCGGCATGGCGGTGGCTGATGACCAGATCCATCGTGTGCCTGACGGCGAGGCGCGCGGCAAGAACACGTCGGGCTGGTATGTGCTGTCCGAGTTGGACGGCATCTTGTACGGGTCGTTCGGGTCGTGGAAGGCGGGCAGGGGGCAGCATGTCTGGTGCAGTCGCGACAGCTATTCGCTGACGGTTTCGGAAAAGCAATCACTGCGCGCCGCGCGTGAGCGGCAGGCGGCAGAGATTGAGGCGAGGCGTGTAGAGGCAGCGGCACAGGCGGAGCAGGATATTGCCGCCGCTGACGTGGCGGTTTCACACCCGTACCTGGTAGCCAAGCAGGTCGGCGCGCACGGCGTATTGCTGGATGGCGACAAGCTGCTGATCCCGATTGTCGATGGGTCTGGGCAGGTGATTTCGCACCAGACCATTGGGCCGGACGGCGAAAAGCGGTTTTTGGCCGGCGGTCGCAAGAAGGGCGGCTTCTTCATGCTGGGGCGACCATCTGGCGTGATCTATGTCGCCGAAGGCTATTCGACCGCGGCGTCTGTCCATGAGGCGACGGGGCAGTGCGCTGTGTGCGCGTTCGACGCGGGAAATTTGGCGCCGGTCGTGGAAGGCCTACGGGCCGCGTGGCCGCGCGCTGAGATCGTCGTCGCGGCTGACAATGACGCCAGCGGTGCTGG